TCTCCTGGACGATATCCCGGAATGCCGGAGCGATGATTGTGAGGTCGTCTGATGCGCGCGCTCGTCCTGATTGTGGCGGTGATTGTTGGGTGCGGGGCGGAACCCTTCGCGCCAGAGCCCGACTACTGGACCGAGGGCGGAATCGGGATCAGGGTCGAGCCTGGGGCGGCCGAGTGGGCGAGCGCGGCTGACGTGGGAACGCGAGTGGACGCGATCGCGCAGGCCGTGGCGGAATACTCCGATCGGAACGTCGCCATCGCACGAGGCATTGTGATCGTGTTTCGAACCGGCATGGTGCAGTGCGGCGACTACCCGGACGGAACTCCATACGTGACGACCGGATGCTATCGCGGAGCCTGGATCGACATCACGACCGACTACCCAGAGACACCGCACGGGACTGGAGGCGCTTGGTTGGCGTGGAGTACAAGCAACGTAGAGTACACTGAGCTGGCACATGAGCTCCTACACGCGCTCATCGGAGATCCGGACCATATTAGCCCTTTGTGGTCTGGGGTTGAGTCGATCGGGAGACCATAAGGTTGGTTCACTCCGCCAAGAAAGACACACCATCGAATCTACTGATCCTGCTGGCTCCACCGATCTCCACGTTCCCGTTAGTATTAACGCTGACTTGCTGAATACCTCCGACGAAGGGACTGGCGAAGAAGCGCTGATATGCCGGCCGGTACCCGGGGGGAAGTATAAAGGCCACAGTCCCCTCGCTGCCGTCTCCAGTAGCTGTTCCTTTCAGGTGAACAATATTGTTCCTATCTTTCCAATACGCTAACCCACCACTAGCCGTAAGGTGCGCTTCCGGAGTGATCGCGATCGGCGTCGGCGCCGCGAACGAATCTCCGTATCGCATGGCGTCCGTTGCGGCCGATGGAGCGGGGAGCACTCCATCGGCTACGACCTTTCCCGCCGAGGTCAGGGTCACGATCTTCGTACTCGCCGGCAGCGCCGCCGGCAGCTCGAGCCCATAGGCCGTAGCAAGCCCGACCGGAACGGAGACCGTGACGCCCTTCCCGTTCAGGACGGCTTCAGAGATAGTGATCGGCCCGGTCTGCATCGAGGCCCAGATGTTCGACCCCGAGTAGAATTTGAACAGTTTCGTCGCGGGCGTGTAGACGACACTGGCCGGCGACGCGAGCCCGGAGATGGAGCCGCTCGTGCCCGCGACCCCGCCCCCGGACGTGAGTTGGATCTGATTCCCGGCCGAATCGTTCGCGTAGAGGTCGGCCCCACTGAAGTAGACGCAGCACACGTCAGAGATCCCGCCGAGAAGTGAGGTCTGAAGCGCGAACCTCGCCGAGCGCGCGTTCTTCGAATTGGTGCCGCGGAAGTCTAGGTCCGCGTCCAGGTAGATGCCTGCGGTCCGGACCGGCGTTCCCTTGCCGCTCGAATGGTCGTGCGCGTCGATGACCCCGAATGCCGCGTTGACTTCCGAAGCCCAGATAGGCCCGAGCGTGACGCTGACGATCGGGAGGAGCATATTCGTGTAGGGCGTGGTTGGCATCGTCAGCCTCCAAGAACAAGGAACGTCAAGTCGTAGGTCCGGAGCGCGTACAGCCCCGGGAGGTCGATGATCTGCACATGTGTGTCATCGTAGATCCGCCACGAGCAGGAGCTCGACACATGCGCGAGCGAGACCGTGTCGACCGCGTCGGCGAGAAGAACTGTAGTCGGCGTCTTCCCTGGGGTCAGCCCGTGCGCGAGCGTGAGCGGAAAGACCGGGTTCGGGACCGGGGAGGGGTCGGACGCGGCGAAACGAACATGCACCGACGCCCAGACGTTGCTGCTGGATTGGAGGAGCACATTTCCGTCCGCAGCAACCTCAAGGAAGCCGTGCGCTCCATTGGTTGTGGTCGCTACGATTACGCTTGCCGGGGGCCGATAGGCCGCGGGAAGTAAAAACGAAGAGGCCGTGAGCGTGCCGAGCTTGAGAAGCCCACGGATCTGGGTGTCCCCGCCGCACTTGCGGTATCCTGCCGGGTCGAATCCGGCGCCAAAATTCACCCACGAGTTGAGCAGGGTCGGCGCGATCCAGGCATCGGCAAGCGTCACCCGTTGCGCGATCAACGTCCCCGAGCAATCTCCCGGGATGCTGAACTTGTCGTACCACGCCTTCAGGAGCGGATTGACCGTCTGCACGATCCCGTCCTGGATGCGGTTGATGAGCTGGTCGGGATGCTGGAGGCTGGTGAGCAGCTTCGCCATCAATATCCCATCCCGTTCCCCGGGCCGTAGCCGCCTCCGTATCCGTAGTCCTGGTAGGCGGTATCCTGCACGGTCTCCGGACTCCCCGCGTCACGGTTCGCCGCCTCCGACTCGATGCGCGCCAGGAGCGCGAGCTTGGCCCGCTCGAAGACCGTCGTGTCGCTCTCTTCCTTCGCCAGCGCCTTGATCGCCACGTCCGCGACCACGTACTCTTCCCAGCCGCAGACGCCGTCGAGCACGTCGGTGTCGAGCTTGAGCTCGGTCACCCGCGGAACGTAGATCAAGCGGATAGTCTGCCCGGCTGCCGCGCGGGGGACGAAGCTGATCCGGTTGCCCATCACCCGGTATTTGAGATTCGTCAGTCGGCCGTAGACCGCCTGGAGATTGGTCATCCAGTATCGGTTCCGGTCGGCCATCATGAAGGGCTTCAACGTCACGAAGCCGTTGGGGCTGTTGTTGTACTGTAGGTCAACGCCCATGAGCTTGAAGAAGTCGCTCGGGAGGGGATAGTAGTCGGAGCTTCCGTCCGTGGTGATGAGATAGGGCGGAATCTGAACGAAGTAGCTCTCGCCGTACTTCTGCACGAGGAGCCCGTAGAGCTCACGGGCGCTCGCGTTGATGTACCCGTTCCATTCCGCGTCGGTGATGAACGTCGAGCCGACCATGTCGGCGCGCTGCTGGATCGTGGTCCGGATGCTGAGCAGGGTCGGCCCATCGATGATCCTGACGACCTGCGTGGCCGTTGCGCCGGCCGAATCGGTGACCTGGATCGTGTCCTCAAGCCCCAGCCGCGTTCCGGCCGTGTAGACTCCCGTGCCGGCAACAATCGATCCGCCCGACTGATTGTCGGTGATCGACCAGGTGTAGCCAGTGCCGCTCCCTCCGGCGGCCGTGAAAGTGACGAGGCCGCCCGCGCTCGTCTTCGCGTTCGTCGGTAAAACGAAGAGCTTGACGGTCACTGGGCGGCCTCCTGCGCTGCATTGGAGCCCGCCTTTCAGCGGGTCCCGTGGTTCTACGCGACTTCAGCCTCTGCGTCCGGGTGCTCTCCCTCTTCGTGAGGCTCCGCGTCGAGAATGCTGAACGCATTTTCGAGCGCTTCGGCGACGCTCTTCGCGTCCTTCGTCTCGACCGCCTTGATGAGATCCTCGGCAGCAGCCTCGAGACCCCGATCGTCACCTTCGCCCTCTTCGTCGCCGTCATCGGCGCCCGAAGGCTTCGGCGCGAGCCGGCCGACGATGACCGAGATCGCGTGCTTGTCTGGACTCAGCATTTACCGGCTCCTTTCCAACGCGATCAGCTCGCGTCTTCGCAGGTCTCGACCGTAATGTCGATGAGGCCGGCCGTGGGAAGCGCGGCGCCGTTGAGCGCGATCGTGAGCGTCTGGGCGACGCCACGGAGCACGACGGCGTGCTGAGTAAAATCGAAGACAACCGGAACGACGTTTCCGGTGGCGACGACGGCCAACGGAATCCTTCTCGCATCGATCGCGCCGATCACGGTCGGAACCGTGGTGTAGTTGGCCGTGCCGACCGTGCCGACCGTACCGGTTGCCGCAGCATCGCCGGAATCGAGTGGGACGCCCGTGAGCTGCGTCAGTGCCGTGTTCGGCGTGCCGGCGTCGGAGCACTTCGCCAGTGTCGCCGCCACCATTCCGGCCGCGGTCGCGACGCCGGTGAGGATGACTTTCTTGACGCGGATCGTCTTCGTCGCTGAGCCGCCGATCGTCGCGATCACGGTCGGGGTCGCCACGGGCGAAAATCCCTGCACCGCATAGCGATACGTCGGGCTTGCGGCGTTGTCCTGGTCGAAGGTCGGGGAACGAACGGTGGCGCTGATGTCGCGGCTCGCGATGAGTCTGTCGGTCCCGGCGCCGTCCTTGATTGTGGTCGTGTTTGCCATTGCGTGAATCCTTTCAAACTGCGAGGAGGAGAATCATGTAGCTGTCGAGGTTTGAATCGAGACGGAGCTGCCCCTTTGAGGCGGCCGGCATGACGGCATCCGGCGGACTGACCTGCACGGTTGCGGACGTTGCGGCGATGCCCGTGCCGTCCGTCTGATAGACGAGCGCCGAGATCACGTAGGCGAACTCGGACGTCCCCGGCTTCGACGGGGCGAAGGCGACCGCGCCCACCGGGAAGTACCGCGTCTCGCCGGCCGGGATCGTCGTCGGGCTTGCGATGCTGACCGAGGGCTTGCCGATGACCGAGGGGTTCGGCGTGATGTTCATCTGCACCGATCCCACGTCGACGGCCGCGCTCCCACGATCGTTGGTCACCGCGACCGTGACGGAGATCGTCTCATTGATGGTCACCGAGGAGTTGGAGAGTGAAACTTGAGCCGTGAGTGCCATGCCATTCTCCTTAGTGAGTTGGTTCGGTGCTGGTGAGCGTGGCGAGCGTGGCGTATACGACCGTGCCGTCCGACATGGTGATCTCGGCCCCAAGGCTGTAGGTGACCGTTCCTCGATAGGTCGGACCGTAGTCGACCGCTCCCCAGGACAGGGCGAGCGATCCGCTGGCGGGGACCGTGAGGTTCATCCCCGGCCCGGTCGGTGGATCCCCGAGGCCAATCGCGACCGACCCCGCGGTGAGTCCGTATGGCTTCGCGAGCGGCCTGATGCTCCGGATCGTCGCGGCCGTCGTGCCGCTGTTCGAGACCGTGCAGGTCACGGTGACCGGCGCAGGAGTACCGGCTACCACTGTCGAGGGTGTGAGCGTGATGGCTGCTGTGATTGCCATGGGCGCTCCCTTCTACGGCACGCTGGAATTGCTCAGCGTGATCTGGAGGTAGACCTCGTCGTTCGACGTGAGATCCGCGGGGGTTGCCGGCGTCGCCAAATAGAACACCAGCCGGATCGTGGTTCCGCCCGACGCCGCCGGGGTGACGACCTTGCCCCAGCACTTTGAGGCTACCGGAGTCGTCGAGCCGTCGACCGCGACGACGAAGCACGACAGCGCGAGCAACCGGTTGAAGTTGTCCTGGAGCGTCAGGATGTAGTCGCCGGTGCCGCTGCGCGTGATCGACTTCGCGCCCCGGTATCCGCCGGTGGGGGCCGCCGCGAGCGCCGTGCCCGTCCACTTCTGGAGAGTCGGAGCCGCTGCGCCCGTTCCCAATAGGTTGACGAAAATGTCCACAGGATACTTCTCGTGGGATCGCCTGTACTCTGTGTAGTTCCGGTTGGCCATCGCTTCCCTTTCGTACCCGGTTCATGCCGGGAGGGCGGGAGTACGACCCAGATCTGCCCCCAGACCTGAGAAGGGGCGAGGCGACACAATGCCGCCCCGCCCGACCAGATCGACTAGGCGGCGACCTTGAACGAGCCGTTCCAGCCGGGAGCGTTGCAGGTCACGTTCGAGTAGGCGACCACCCGGACCTCGGCGGCATCGGCATTGCCCACGCGGAGCATCGTCATGTCGTCGTCGTACTTCTTGATGTGCGGGCACTCGTTCGTCGAGATGAGCTCCAGCGTGTTCATCTGGAGCATGTACATCCGCTGGTTCTGGCAGTTGCGGTCCGGGAAGACCTTGATCTCGGACGTGTGTCCGTTGACCTTGATGCCGCGGAACATGATGTCGGCCGGGCCCTTGAAGTCGACGTACTGCACCTTCGACCCGAGGGCGTTCTGGAGCGCGCCGTATCCCGAGTATGACACGATCGCGACATCGGGACGGCCACCCTGAAGGCCGATCTTCATCGAGCCCTTGACGATCGCTTCCTCCATCGACATCGTCGAGAAGTCGCCACGCGAGCCGGCGAGACGAACGGGGTTGACCGAGCGATCGACTCCGTAGAAGTTGTCTCCGGAGGCGGGGGCGGTGAGGGGGAACCAGGCGTCGAGACCGCTCATCTTGCCGTTCAGGTCGCCCTGGACGAGCAGGTAGTCACCCGCGGCCCACGAGGTGGGGTTGGTGCCGACCGCTCCGCCGAGCCCGATGTTGGACACGGTGACCGTCCCGGCGTCCACGTCGACCGCGGTGACGTATCCGAGCGCCGCTCGAGGAGCTGCTCCACCGTCCGTCGCGTCAGCCTGGAGCACCATGTTCTCTTCGAACTGGACCGCGCTTCCGGGGTCATCGAGCGTGATGACGCCCGCGGTGATTCCGCCCGTCGCAATGAGGCCGATCGAGCCGGTCCCGGATCGGAACAGGGAGCTTGCGAGGCTGAGCGTGATCGACCGGATCGCGCCATCGATCGCGAGCTGCGCGCCGCGGAAGAACGCCATCTTGTCGGTCGCCGTGGTCTCCATGACCTTGCCGGAGATCGTCGCGATCGAGTAGTCGTCCTTCAGGGTCATCAGGAACTCCTTGAGCTGCACGGGAGTCTGATTGCCTTGGGCGTTCGAGAAGGTCACCGACCGGCCCTGGGAGACGCCAGTGATGATCGGGACGGGGTAATACTTTCCGCCCACTTCGGTGTTCTTCTTGATCATGGCCCACGTCGGATTGTCCGAGTAGACCATGTTCTCCATCACCTGGCCCTCGTAGTACTCTTTGAGGCCGGCATTCGCGGCAGCCATGTCCAGATAGGTCGAAGCCATATCGTTTCCTTGCTCCGCCCTGCGCCTCATTGGGCGAGCGGGCGGGGACGAAAAGGGTTAGGGAGCGATGCTCCCGAGTCACTGATTGATTGCGCGGCTGTGCGCTATCTAGGACTCTGCTTTTCGTCCCCCGGAAACGCGGGGTATTGCGTGCTCTATCTGCTACGTCTTGCAACCTCGTCGAACTTGGCGGCGGCGCGCCGAAGCGCGTCTTCCCGGAAGTCACCCGTCTTCGGGGTCGTCGGGGTCGATGGGCTTCCGCCCATCGCGTTCGTCAGTGTCGGGGCTTGGGGTCGCGCGCCTGGAGCCGGCTGTGCTTTCGCTGCTTCCGCTTGCGCCTTCTGCTGTCGCAGGCGCTCCGCCTTGGCCAGCTCTTCGCCGAGGTACTGTTCTACCTCGACCGCCGCTTCTTCCGGGCTGAGTAGACGCGGTTTCCCGTTCCTTCTGCTCTGCTCGTACGTCTCTCGGATGACCAGCGGGATCAGGTCCTCCCGCCCATAGAGAGTCGTCAGTTCGTACTTTGCAGCATTTTGCTTGACAAAGTCAACTGCTTCCGTCTCGAAACGCTTGACCTCGTCCGCGGCCTCGGCGGCGAGCCGGGCCCGCTCGGCGTCTATTGACGCCTTCCGCTCCGACTCGATCTTCGCCTGAAGGGCCTCCTGGCCTCGCTTCAGCTCTTCGGTGCTCTTCAGGAGCTCTTCCCGGACGGCCTGAACCTGCATCTCGGGCGGGAGTGCGCCATCCTCGGCAAGCTGGATCTTTGTGAGCTGGTCGTAGTAATCGTCGCCGTAGACCGAGCGCAAGAACGCCTTGGGGTTGGTCTTCGCCTCCTCGAGCCGGGCCGTCATGTCGCGATACCGTGACCGCTCTTGCTCGAAGGCGGAGGTGCTTGCCTTGAGCTGGGCCTCATGTGCATCGAGCTGACGCTGTGTGGATAGCTGCTTCTCGGTGACGGCGCGCTCCTTCCGGGCGAGCATGGCGAAACGCTCGGCCGTCCGGTCTTTCGCGGCCTCCGGGGTCGGCGTTCCCTTGGGCTGGGTAGCGGCCACTGGTGGGGTGACGAGGGATGGTGGCGGCGCCCCGTTACCCGGGACTCCATTCGGTTGCGACTGCGTTCCTTCGACGGCTGCGGGCATGCGGTGCTCCTTTGGCTGTGGGTCGTTACGCTGCGGCTGTGATTCCGGGGACGTTCGCGATCATTTCGCTTCGGGGTGGCGGTTGCGGGTTGGCCTGCGGCACGCCCGGCCCGCCTCCTGGCCCGGCCGGTGGAGCAGTGATCTGCTCTGGCACAGGCGGAGGAGCTTCCAGCCGATCGATCTCGCCAAGGAATCGCCGGAGCAGCTCGAGCCGCTCCTCTTCGAGCCCCTGCGACTTTCCCCAGGCATAGTGCTCGAGCGCCATCTCCCGGGCGAGCTTCAGATCGTCGTACGGCTCGGGTGCGACCATCACGCCTTCGTCGACGATCTTCTCGAGGATCATCTCAAGGTACTCTTCGGAGGCGTTGCCGAGCGTCTCGATCTGCTCCAGGTCCGGGAAGTCGAGCAACCGCTTGCCTTGCCGAGGCGAGAGCAGCCCGGCCTGCATGTACTCCTGCACGGTCTGGAGTCGGCCCGCCGGCTCGCGCGGGAGCGAGCTGACCGGGTAGCACTGGAGGATGTAATCCTCCTCGGCGAGGTTTACGTCCTTCCAGTCGATGACTTGGGCGCTTCGGCGGCCGGCGGCGCGGACCTTGTAGCTTTTGCCGATGTCCTTCGCGATCGCGATCGAGATCCGCCCGAGGTCGAGAAAGAACGTCTCGTAGGCGTGCCCGATCGTCTGAAATCGGTCGCTCTCGATGTCGTTGTACTCGCGCAGCGCCTTGCCGCTATTGAGCCCGGCCGGCTTCTGTGCCGTCGCGGAGAGCTGCGAGATGCCCGCCAGCTCGAAAGCGGCGGCCTTGAGCGTGAGGAGGTGCTGGAATATCTCCGGCGGCACGAGTTGCGGGACCACGTACTCAGGCTTCGTTCCGGTGTACTTGATGATCAGCCCCACCTCGTTGTTGAAGTGCTGGGAGACCACCTTCGAGCCGTTCTCCATCAGGATTTTGTAGGACCCGCCGAGATGGAAGCTGCGCTGGATGAGCTGCATCAGTTTGTTGATCTCAAATTGGATGCTCTGGATCTGTTCCATGAGGCTCTGCCCCCAGTAGCCCCACAGTCGTGTGTTCCATGTGAACTTCGCGAACGGGAAGAAGTCGTGCTTCCACTCCTCTCGAAACAGGACGGCGTTCCGGGTCGAGATCATGTGGACACCGTCCGTCGCGTCCGGGCCGCTCGGAAGGTGCCACGACTCGCGCACGTTCACCGCGTCGGCGAGCGTCTGGTATCCGCCCGACTCGTCCATATGGGCTTGGCTGGCCTCGATGATGTCCGCTTGACGCTGGGGATAGTCCTTGTCGTCGGGGAATGTCTCTAGAAGCACGTCGCGATCGACGTTCTTCGTCTCGTGCGTCGAGCGCGGCGAGCCATAGAACGCTTCGAGCTCGTCAATCCACAGCTCACTCGAGAGGCGGCGCTCGAACTTCACGCGCCCGTTGTGGGCGAAGACCTTGACCATGCCGTCGCCGAAACAGCCCGCGTCCTTGAAGATGACGGGCCCGAGGTCGTAGGCGCCGTTTTCATAGAACACGCCGTCGACAAAGCGATTGAGCCCCTTGGCTTTACGTTGGATACGGTAGTCGCCGCCGCTCGGGAGGAAGAGCGGGCGCGGCTTGTTCTTTCCGATCTTCGAGACGACGGTGTCGAGTGCGCTCTGCCCGACGTTGTACGAGATGCGCTCGCGCGACGGGCCGGAGCCCATCAAGCGACTCATCCCGAGCCCACCGAAGCCGAGCATCGATAGGTTGCCGTAGAGTCGCGCACCAATCACGTGCTGCGTGATCCGCGCCTTCTGCCGATCCTGGAGGTGGGCGAGCGTCGAAGTGACCGAGCCGACCGCCTCGTCACCCTCGAACCGCCACCATTTGTGGCCTACGCCTTGGTCGAAGCTCTCGCTTGGTGCCTTGCCTTCGCCAAACTTCGAATAGTCGATGCGTTTCACGATTACGCCTCCCGGATCGTGGTCACCTCCTACTTCTCCGGGATCGGCTTTGCGCTACGTGAAACTGTGCTACGGCGTCTACTGAATTGCTGAACGTTCTCCTGGTTGCGGGAAGTTCAAGGTTGCAAAATCTCCGAACATATCGCGAGCCACGACATCTCTCGCGATAGCAATGAGGCCTCGGGTGAGTGAAATCTCAATTGCCATGCGGGATTCCCCATATTTTTTTCAATTCGCGCAACACCAACGTGCGTTCGCGCGCCGTGAGCGGCCCCATCGACGGCCACCACACTCCTCGATGCTCGCGCATCGGTATCCTGATTTTGTCGCCCGCGATCAGCGCGTCTTCGAGCGCGGTCCGCCAGAGCCATTGACGCTTCTCGAGCTGGTGGAGCTCTCTGGGCGTGAGATCGTCGAGCTGGCTCATGGCTTCACCATGTTCGTCGTCCATTTGAAGGGATGAGATCGCTCATACCCTCCCCCGCTGCCCCGTCTTGCGCTGGACGTATTCCGCCACCTTGGAGATCACGTCCGGCGTTTGCAGCGGAAGGACACCTCGGCTCTTGACATCCTCTCCGGCCTGAAGACTGGAGATTCCGGCTAGGTGACGGCTCATGCCGCCACCAACACGGTGGGTTCCTGCTTCGCAGAGCGGCCCGACTGCGCCGGCTCTCCACAGGCGATCACGGCCAGCCCGGCCGCGAGAATGTTCTGGGCCGCGTTCACGTCCGCGTCGGCTGCGTAGTCGCAGCGAGCGCACTGAAACGTGGCTTGCGTCTTTCGGTTCTCGGCCGAGACGTGGCCGCAGTGCGGACAGGTCCGGCTGGTGTTGCGGGGATCGATGGCGAGGACGATGCCGCCCCGCCAGAGCTGCTTGTACTCGCACTGACGGCGGAACTCGCCCCAGCCCTGATCCAGGATCGACTTATTGAGGCCTGCCTTGGCCCTGACATTCCGCCCCGGGGCGTTGACAGTCCCCTTGGCGCTCTTGCTCATCGACGCCACCGACAAGTCCTCGAGCACGATCAGCGCGTGGTTTTTGCTGATGGTCGTGCTCGTCTTGTGGAGGAAGTCGTTGCGAATGCGGGCGATCTTGATGTGCAGCTTCCCAATGCGGGCTTTTTGCTTCTTCCAGTTCTGGCTGAACTTCACCTTGCGGCAAAGCTTCCGCTGCTCACGGGCGAGCCGCTTCTGCATGCGGCGGAAGGCGTTGACGGGCGCAAATGTCTCGCCAGTCGAGAGGGCGGCGAACTTAGCGATGCCCACGTCCACGCCAGCGGCACTCGCCGAGGGATGAACAGGAGCAGCCACCTCCTGCTCGGTCTGGATCGACACCCACCAGTGCCCGGCGTGCCGGGAGATCGTGAGCTGCTTCGGCTTGCCGGTGGTCTGGCGGCTCTTGCGGTAGCAGATCCAGCCGAGCTTCGGCAGCTTCACCCGGCCGTGCTCGTCGTCGAGGGCGAACTGCTTCGGGTCTGGAAACCGGAAGGCGTCGTGCTCGCCCTTCTTCTTGAAGCGGGGAAGCTCGGCGCGGCCCTGAAAGAAGTTGCGGTAGCCGCGGTCGAGATCCTTGAGCGCCTGCTGGAGCGCATGGATCGGGGCTTCCGCGAGGAAGGAGGTCTCGGGGTCGTGGCGCCAGGCCGTAAGCTCCTTGCAGAGGTCCGCGTAGTCGAGGCGCTTCTCCTTCTTCGCGAACCGCTCCTTCTGGAGCGCCAGGGCGCGGTTCCAGACGAAGCGGCAGCACCCAGCAAAGCGCGCGAGATCGTGCGCCGTGTCGAGTGTCGGCTCGAGCCGGAAACGATATGCCTTCAACAGACGCACGCGAACACTGTACTCTTGGCCTATGACATCGGACAACGACATTCGGCACGGCCGGCACTGCGTCTTCAAACTGCACGTCCACTTGGTCTTCGTCGCCAAGTACCGCCGCCGGGTCTTCGATGGGCCGGCCATCGATCGCCTCCGAGAAATCTTTGCCGCCGTGTGCCACGACTTCGAGGCACGCCTGGTCGAGATGGACGGGGAGGACGATCACGTCCATTTACTCGTGGAGTACCCACCCCGTGTCCCCGTCTCTGGGCTCGTGAACAGCCTCAAGGGCGTGTCGAGCCGTCTTCTTCGCCTGGAGCGTCGAGACATCGCCAAGCGATATTGGAAGGGCGTCCTCTGGAGCCCGAGCTACTTCGCGGCCTCCTGCGGCGGAGCGCCGATCTCGATCATTCGCCAGTACATCGAGCAGCAGCAACGACCAAACTGAAACCGGGAAGGCCGGGGCGTCGAGCCCCGGCTTCCCGGGCGCTATCCTTCCCCGCCCTGAACGGCAGCGACAGGATATTTGGGCCGCCCAGTTGAATGAGTCCTTGACCGCGCCGCGAAACGCGCCTACGCTCGCAGTAAGGTGTAGCCAATCAAGGTTAGAGGTCTGGCAGCATCACCTCTGAGAGCCTCTCGGTCTTGACCACCGAAGAGGCTCTTTTCTTAGATTACCGTCCCGGCAACTCACCTACGGGTCCGTCCCGTCAGGACATTGTGCCTATTTTCAACCTCCGCAGGTGAGACCGAACAAATGCTGGCGTGACATGATAGATGCTCGCTACCTTTGACACTGTCAGGTTGGACACAAGTCTCAGCGTACAGCGCGGCATCAGGATGCAGCCAGCGAGAGTGTGTGCTTGCCATTCGCTCGACCTGGCCCCAGGGGTCGACGAGGATCATCCCGGGACGCAGGCGAACGGGTTTCGGGGGCCGTGTCTCGATCTCT